AAACGGTTTTAGACAAGCAGTATTCGAGGCTGGTCTATCTCCAAAGCAGTTTGATAAGATTGCAGCGTATTTTGTAAATGAAAATGCTTCTATGGAGCAACAACACGATGCTAGAGCTGAAGCAGCCTTTGATGAAGGTGTTGCAAGCCTACGCCAAGAGTGGGGTCAAGGCACTGAGCAACGCATTAAGCTCGCGCAAAACGCAGCCAATACTTTATTAGGCGGTATAGAAAACAACGAGTTTTTTACGGAAACAATGGCAGATGGTCGGCAAATCGGTGATCATCCAGAGATTATAAAAATGTTTGCAGCACTTGGTGAGCAAATGGGCGAAGATAACCTGGTCGGGGAAACGTCAGAGCTCATAATGACACCAGAGCAAGCCAAGCAAGAACTAAAAGATCTGATGCGTCCAGGTACGCCCTATACGGACGGTCAGCACCCAGAACACGATGCTTATGTACGAAAAGTAGAGGATCTTTTTAAAGCATCATCGTAACGTAGATAACCGATAGGCCTACGCAACAAGCATGTGTGACATGCAGACTGACTGCCTCAAGCAGTAAGCAAGGCCTCGTTAGAGATAACCAAGCGCAGCAACCCAAAATCTAAAATTGAAACAACTGTAAAGGAGAGACTTATGTCTACTCAAATCACTACAGCTTTTGTCAATCAGTTTTCCGCAAATATCCAAATGCTAAGTCAGCAAATGGGTTCGCTGCTACGTACAGCAGTAGATGTGGAAAGTGTGAATGGCGAGAAAGCTTTTTTTGATCAAGTGGGATCAACAGCAGCGGTAAAGAAAACAAGCCGCCATGCAGATACACCACTTGTTGAAACACCACACACAAGACGCATGGTAACCATGTCTGACTATGAGTGGGCTGACCTAATCGACGATAACGATAAAGTGCGTTTGCTGATCGATCCAACCTCAACCTATGGCAAAGCTGCGGCTGCTGCGATGGGCAGAGCAATGGATGATGAGATCATCACAGCTGCACTGGGTACATCACAAACTGGCAAAGACGGTGCTACATCAACTGCACTACCATCTGGTCAGAAAATTGCACATGGATCAGCTGGCTTAACAGTCGCAAAGCTTCTAAGTGCAAAAGAAACGTTGGATGCAGCATCTGTTGATCCATCGATTGCAAGAACCATTGTGGTTTCACCAAAGCAAGTATCCGATTTGTTGAATACGACAGAAATTAAATCATCTGATTTCAATACTGTTAAAGCACTGGCTCAAGGCGAAATTAACTCATTTATGGGTTTTAATTTCATCACAAGCAATCGACTAACCACAGATACAAACGGTAACCGCCAGGTTATTTGTTTTGCATCCGATGGTGTCAAAGTAGCGATGGGCAAAGAGCCTATGGCTAAGATTGATGAACGTGCCGACAAATCTTACGCAACGCAAGTCTACTACTGTCAAACTTTGGGCGCTACGCGCATGGAAGAAGTTAAAGTAGTCGAAATTGCTTGCACTGAATCTTAAAGGAGATTGAGAAATGGCAACAGTTTATTCGACACAACGAACTAACTCACGAGCAACACCAGCAGTGATGAACAAGGCAAATGAAATGGGCGGTCGTATCCGCGTGGCTCATGGCACTTTTGAAGCATCTTCACTCTCAGCTGGTGACGTTATTGAAATGTTCACAATGCCTGACGGTGCAAGATTGTTAGAAGGATCCCTGGCACATGATGCTTTGGGTTCTGGAACAACCTTGTCAGTTGGAACAGCAGCACACACAAATGCAGCTGGTACAGCCGTAGTGGCAGCAGCAGCCGCTTTTAAAGGAGCAGCTGCGTCAACATCAGCGCAAAAAGTAGATATTCTTGCTACTTTAGCTTTAGGTAGCGGAACAGAAACCGACACCGACGGTAATGGTGTTGCTGTTACAGTTACTTTGGCTGGCGGTGCTGCAACTGGCACAATCGAAGTAACCATTAAATACGTGGTTGATTAATTAAGAGGGGCGTGAAAGCGCCCTTCTTTTCTTATGGGATATTGAAATGACTTCTACGGTTGATATTGCAAACTAGAATGGTTACAATGTCAGACTATGAGTGGGCTGACCTTATCGACGATAACGATAAAGTGCGTTTGCTGATCGATCCAAC